GATTGACGCCGGGGGTAATATCGGCCCCGAAGAAAAAGCAGAGACAGCAATTTCCAGAACTGATCTTTTTCAGAAATTTGCCAATTTGAAATTTTTGGGGTATTTCCAGACCTGATGGAAAAAAAGAACTCTACTGGCGGCATAATAATAGGATCATCCTATGATGAGGCGAGAACCCGCAAAGTCAACGCCGAAGCCGAAATCGCAGAACTAGAACTCGCCAAAATTCGCGGAACTCTCTGCATGACTAACGATGTGGTGGCTGCTTGGGAGAGTGTCCTTCACGCCTGCAAGGCAAAGTTTCTGGCGTTGCCCACAAAGGTCGCGCCAATCTTAGCCACAGAGACAGACGTTGTGGTGGCGAAGGATCATTTGGAGAATGCGATCCGCGAGGCACTGGCGGAATTATCCAACTACCAGCCAGCCATCGATCCTGTCCGCACTGGTACGGCGGCTATTGAGGCTGACCCGAATGCGCCGGAGGAGGAAAAGCCCAAGCGCAGGGTTGGTCGCCCCAAGAAGGGCCGGACGATTATCGTATGATCGAACAAGCAACCCGCCAGTTCGCATTAGAGCAGATGGCGAAGGCCATGAAGCAGTTGACCCCGCCTCCGCGCCTTAGTGTGGCGGAGTGGGCTGACCATGAACGGCGGCTGGATTCGCAAAGTAGTTCGGAACCGGGTCGATGGGTGACGGCAAGGGCTGAGTACCAGCGCGGGATCATGGATTCCTGCTCCGACCCCTTGGTCAAAGAAGTGGTGGTGATGTGCGGTGCGCAGCTTGGCAAGTCTGAGATGCTGCTGAACACCATTGGCTATCACATGGCGCACGATCCTGCGCCAATTCTGATGATGCAGCCTACTGTCGATATGGGCAGCGCGTTTTCGAAAGACCGCGTCACGGCTGGTCTACTGCGTTCAACCCCGTGCCTTAGAGATAAGGTCAAAGATAGTAAGGCTAAAGATGCAAACAACACTACTCTTCATAAGGTTTTTCCCGGTGGCGCTCTTTCTATTGTCGGCGCTAATTCTCCTAGTTCCCTTGCTTCTCGTCCGATCCGCGTTGTTCTTTGCGATGAAGTTGATCGATACCCTCCTTCTGCTGGTGAGGAAGGTGACCCTATATCTCTTGCCAAGCGACGAGCCGCCACCTTCTGGAACAGGAAGATCATTTTAGTATCCACGCCCACCAACAGAGGCGGGAGCCGTATCGAGTCGGCTTACAACGAAAGTGACCAGCGTAAATTCTATGTGCCGTGCCATGAATGCGGCCACAAACAAGTCCTTTCGTGGTCAAACGTGACATGGCGGGATGATAACCCCAGCACTGGTGAGTATCACTGCGCTAAATGTGGCGTGACTTGGTCTGATACGGATCGGCATAGAGCCGTCCGCAATGGCGAATGGATTGCCTCGGCTCCGTTTAATGGCGTGGCTGGCTTCCATTTGAACGCACTTTATTCGCCTTGGTCCGTCCTGTCCGACGCCATTGAGGAATTTTTGGCGGCGCGGAAAAACCCAATGCGCCTCAAAACCTTCGTGAACACCTTCCTTGGTGAGACTTGGGAGGACGAGGGCGAGGGCGTTGACGATTATTCGGTGGCCAAGCGCAAAGAAGATTACGAAGGCATCCCTGATGAGGTAGTGCTACTGACGGCTGGGGCTGACGTTCAAGATGACCGCGTCGAAGTCGAGATCGTCGGCTGGGGAGCGGGCGAGGAAAGCTGGCAAATCGATTATCATATCATTTACGGCGATCCGTCTACAACGCAGCTATGGCAAAAGGTCGATGAGGTCTTACTCGCCACCTATGAGCATCCTTGCGGTGAGCCAATGATTGTCCGCGCCACCTGTATCGATACTGGCGGACACCATACCCGCGCCGTTTACAATTACGCCAAGACTAGGGCTGGCCATAGGGTCTTTGCCATCAAGGGTGTTGGTGGTGAGGGCAAGCCAATCGTCGGGCGTCCGTCCAAGAACAACATTGGCAGGGTTCCGCTCTATCCCATTGGCGTTGATACTGCGAAGGAAGTGCATTACTCGCGTTTGAAGCAGGACGAGGCTGGCCCCGGCTATTGTCACTTTCCGGCAAAGCGGGACGATGAGTATTTTAAGCAGCTAACTGCTGAAAAGCAGATGATTAAGTACCACAAGGGTTTTCCGTCGCGTGTCTGGGTCAAAACGCGGACACGAAACGAGGCTTTGGACGTTCGGGTGTACGCAATTGCGGCACTTACAATCCTAAATGTAAATATGGATGGCGTAGCGCGTAAGTTTTATGCTAACATGGAAAAGCAGAAATTGCCAAATGTCGATGAAGCTGATAAACCCCATCCTTTAGCGGCTGGAAAAAAGGCTGTACGCAGAGGTGGTTTCGCTAACAACTGGCGCTGAGGGATAATGGCTAATCTTTTTGATGAAAGCAATGCGCCAGAGGGCGAACCACTCAAGATCGTCGTAGGCGACTTTGTTCAGTGGAAAAAGACCTCCATTGCTGAAACCTATCCTCCTGCCACTCACTCTGCTGAGTATGTTGCCCGTGTGGCCGCTGGGCAGTCGGCTGAGATCAAGATTGCCGCCATTGAGCGCGATGGTTACTACCTTTTTCAAGCAAATAGCGCAACAACAGCAGGGTTTGAAGTTGGTTCTTACCACTGGCAGCTTGAAATAACGCAGACCTCTAGCGGAAATCGCATTGTCTTAGCGACAGGTGAGTTCGATGCTATTGCCGATCTCGACAATAACGGCGCTGACCCGCGTACCCACGCTGAGATCATGCTCGACAAAATCGAAGGGCTGCTGATTGGTCGTGCGGACAAGGATGTTTCGTCATATTCTATCCAAGGTCGCTCTATCTCCAAGATGACGATCTCTGATTTGCTGCAATGGCGCGATTACTACCGCAAAGAGGTCACTAAAGAAAAACGCGAAAATGCGATTGCCTTGGGTCGGCCAACTAAGACCACAGTAAAGGTACGGTTCCTATGAGTTTGTGGCGTGAAGCATTGGGCCTGCCCCAGAAAAAGATGAAGGTGGCCAAGCGCAACTATCACGCTGCCAATACTGGTCGGCTTTTTGCCGATTTCATGGCGTCGAGCCGTAGTCCTGACAGCGAATTGCGTCCTGACCTTGTCTTGATGCGTAATCGTTCGCGTGAATTGGCGCGGAATGACGTTTACGTTAAGCGTTTCCTCAACTTGCTCAAGACCAACGTGGTTGGCGACAAGGGAATGACCCTACAGGTCAAGGCGCGGAACATTAATGGGTCGCTGGATTCCATTGGCAACCAGATTATTGAAGAAGCCTTCTACCAGTTCAGCCTCAAGGGCAACTGTACGGCGGATGGTCGCCTAAGTTGGGTTGACATCCAGAAGTATGTGATCGAAGCAACCGCCCGCGATGGTGAGGCGTTCTTGCAAATTGTTCGCAATCGCGCATTCATTCACGGTATCGCGTTTCATCCAGTCGAACCTGACCAAATTGATGAGCAGAAGAACGAAAAACTGCGTAATGGCCGTGAAGTCCGTATGGGCATTGAGGTCGATGAGTTCCAGCGTCCGGTGGCTTACTGGGTAAAGAAGCGCCACCCCGGCGATTCTGAGTTTTCTTCGGTCTCCATTAATTCGTCGAATCGGATTGACGCCAAGAACATGATCCATGTGTACGACCCCATTCGTGCGGGTCAGACACGCGGTGAGCCTTGGATGGCTCCGGCGATTAGCCAATTGAAGATGCTGAACGCTCACCGTGAGGCTGAGTTGGTCGCATCGCGTATGGCAGCGTCGAAAATGGGCTTCTTTACGTCGGATAGCGGCGAAGACATGCCCGCTGATGATTATGACAACAGCGTCCCCATCATCGATGCGGAACCCGGCACATTCCACCAGTTGCCTAACGGCGTTGATTTCAAGCCGTTCGATCCTTCGCATCCGGCAACTGCGTTCAGCGACTTCCAAAAGGGCATCATTCGCGGGATAGCATCCGGCCTTGGTGTTTCCTATGCGGCGCTGTCGAACGACCTTGAAGGCACTTCGTACAGTTCAATTCGTCAGGGTGCATTGGAGGAGCGCGACTCCTACAAGATGATGCAGCAGTTTCTGATGGAACACTTTGTCATTCCAGCGTTCAACACATGGTTGATGCACGTTATGGAGTTCGGATTGATTCCGCTCCCTGCCTCGCGCTTCAACAAGTTTTCGTCTGCGGCCAGCTTTCGTCCTCGCGGATGGCAGTGGGTCGATCCACAGAAGGAAATCAACGCAGCCGTCACAGCGATGCACAATGGCGTTATGTCCATGCAGGATGTCGCTGGTCAGTATGGACGCGATGTCGAAGAGACCTTCAGCCAGTGGCAGCGTGACAAAGAGATGGCTGATACCTTCGGCCTTGACTTGGCTTTCTTCCCGTTCGGCGGGAATGAGGCGAGTAAGGGCATGGAGGTTTCTGACGATAACGATGCGGACGACGAGGACGAGCCTGCACCTCGACGCCAAGAGGTTGTCGTCAATATCAAGCAAGAGCAACCCCAGAAGAAACGCTCAGTCAAACTGGTGCGTGACGACAAGGGTGTTGTTGTAGGCGTTGAGGCGAACGAAGAATAATGACCATAATCACAGCCCTTTGCGAGTCATACAAACGTGAACTGCTCATGGGCCTTCACGCGATCACTGACGACTACCGCATGGCGCTGTACGTTGACGGCGCAAGGCTGTCTGCCGCCACTACGGCGTACAGCGACAGCAACGAGGCTGTAGGCGAAGGTTATGAGGCTGGCGGCATCCCGATCCCCAATATGCGGGTCGAGAGCA